TGGATATGACAGAGGACTTCTAATCCTCTGATACTGGTTCGAATCCAGTAGGGTGCATTAAGCCAACTTATGGGCATCCAGTCTAATCAACTGTGGTGCACGAGACAGAGCTTACACTATTAAGTACAACGGGCTTGGTTGAGGGTGATTCCTCGTTAGGGTTTAGAGTGTTGCGGCTGATAGTGATTCAGTACCTTTAGCTTAGATGGTAAAGCCCTCGGCTCATAACCGAGTCACCGCAGGTTCGATCCCTGCAAGGTACATAGTTTAAGATGGGGGTACTTAAATATGTATGTTCCAGATTTAGAATTTGAGGACGATAAAGGAGTTTTCTCGGTAACAACTGAAGATGATAAGGTCTTTGTTACTTGTCAACGTAAGGGTTCGTATGAGGGCAGTTCTTATGACTATGGTGCATACTGGTTAAATGAGTCGGAAGTAGGGCAACTTATTCAAGTTCTTCAAAAATGGAAATCTAACAAATGATATTTGCACTAATGTAGCAAACTAAGAGGGTATTTATGGATAATTATTTAAACGATGGTGGTAGTTACCTCCAGAGAATGAACAAAACGGCTGATTCAAAATTTGAAGTAGTTAAACCCTTTCTTGGTAAAGGTGTTAATATCCTTGATTTTGGCTCAGGTATATCATCTAAGTTTATATCTGAGGTAGTTTCAACTGGTGCTAACTATTATGCATACGACATTTCTTTGACCGTCCAAACCAAGTTATCTTGTATGGGGGTATCTGTCCTAACTAAGAGTGACTTGTTAAACCAAACAACTCAGTTTGACGTTATTTATCTCTCTAGTGTTTTCCCCGAGATTATAAGTTACCTCAACCGTCAAGAACGTACAAAAACTATCTCAATGCTTGTCGGTGCTTTAAAGCAGGGTGGCTCTTTAGTTATTCGTGATTGGGCAAATCCAGATGTGTCTGAGTCTTTTACTCTACACCCTGTATCAACTCAGGCTCAAGAAGAGATATATACTTGGATTAACGAACTCCAAAGAAATTCAATTATCGGTGACATAGAGGTAAAAGAAGATGGCTCTATCATAACTACTTTAAAAGATGCTTATGAGATTATCTTCCACACAGTTTGGGGATTGGGTTCATTAAGTCGTGAGTCAAAAGAACAGTATAACGTAACTGGTGCGCTTAATAAGTGGATTCTTTCTCCTTGGAAGGATTGCTTAGAGTTACAGTGTAGCTACGCATCTAAAGATGATAGTTACTTGGTATATCTACAGAAATACTTTAAGTTAGATTCAGTTCCATTTGACACGAAGTGTGTTTGTATATTTGAAAAGAAATAGGAGGTTACTTATGAGTCAATATGTACGTTTTTCGTTAACGGGGGTATTATCTTTTCCTAACTCTAGTAAGGAGTCTTTATCAAAAGATGCTCACAAGTTTAAGGCAAGGTTAAACAATTGGTTATTTTCTTCCCCATGCATATTTTTACCTAGTGAATTCTCTGTATCTTTGAAGAAAGCAACTGACTTGGGGTTCGTTCTTCGTGATGACGATGCAGAGCGTTCTACCCTATCTTATCATTTGTCAATTATTGCTCATGCAGATGCATACTCTGACAAAGAGGTAGACAAGTTAGTTCACAAAGCACTTAGCGAAGTCCTTACTCAGTCTTGTGCAAATCTTGTAATCTTCTCATCTATCTCAGAAAACAAGTACTCAAAACAAAGCTCAGTTCGTTTGGGTAGTTACTACCATTACAACCAACGTGAGAGACGCCTTGAGTATGTATCTGACAGAGATTTCTATGGCTAAAGGAGTATCTACTGTGATTAAATCTATTAAATCTGCACTATATTTTTACACTTCTTGGTGTCCATTATTAGTTTTACCTACTTGGATTGTATTGGGTATGGTAGTAACTGGTATCTTTGGTGCTAAGTATGTATTACTTCCTGTCTTTGCAGTGTTGATTATTACTTTGTTCTTTGTTGCAGTTTATTCCGAGTCTTATTCTCATTTGACTAATAATTTCGACAAAAACTTAGAACTAGGTCTAATTATTTATAATACTGTTGGTTTGATAGTTTTAACTTACTTGGTTATTGCTTGCAACGGGGTATTGCTAGAAGCCATGACCCCACCTATTTGGAAGTAAAGGAGTATTCAATGCATAACTTTAATATTAGTTTGGTTGCAAATATCAGTTTTAAAGATGTAATTCTACCACCTGTTATGGAGTTAGATTTTAAGGAGATATTATTAAAGGATCGTATCTATTCTTTAAGGTATGATAACTTATATTCCGAAGACCTTATTAGGATATCTTTCAAACGTATAAAGGGTAAGGAGATGAAAAATCTTCAAGGTTACAAAGAAAACGAATATTTGTATTCTCTTGTTGTTACTGGTTCAGCTAGAGGAAGATCTTCTCTAGAGTTAGGTCAGAAACTAAAACATACTCTAGATGCTTTTACTAAAAGTTTTGCTAACAGTTACTTCCTGTATAGCTTGTATATTGATAGAGCTGACAAGAAAGATTTCTGCGTTATTTCTTCGCAGTATGGGGGTATCTAATGTCTAATTACACTAAATATGACGGTTCTACTATAAATGTTGACCCTCAAACTGAGCAAGTTTACCTACTATGGGTAAAAATCATTCAAGAGTTTGCTCGTTTCCGTAACTCAGGTCGCTTTCCTTTTTGGTCTTGTGGTGAGTATCTTCGTAGAAGCGACTTTCCTAGCACCAATGTAGGCTTTAAACGTTTCTTAAAGTATACTATGCCACGTCAGTATGAACTTTACTGTTCTGAGAAGTTTAAAGCTAAGGTAATGAGCCAGCTAATTGAAGAGGTGTGTCGAAACGCTTAGGAGTTAATATGTCAGAAAAATATGTAAAAAACGAAGAATTACTTCACCCAGAACGTTACATGCAAAACAAGATTGAGTCTTGGGACTTCACTCTTGAGTCACTTTTCCCTCATACTATCTCAACGGTAGTTGAGTATGTAATACGTTACAAACATAAGGGTGGTTTACAGGACTTAGAAAAAGCAATCAACTGGGCAAAGAAGGCTAGTCAATCTTATGAGTACATTAGGTTGTGTCGTCCCTTAGTGGGTAGTCGAGAGAACTACTTTGAGATTGCTCCAGTAGTGTCTGAAGAGAACTTCCCAGACTTAAATGTAACACAAAGAATGATCCTCAACGAGGCTCAAATCTTAACAGCCTACCTAGACAAGAAGGAGCAGTTTGATAAAGGTATTTCTAGCATTATCGAGTTGCTTGGAATCTTGATTGAAGAGTCTAAGTTAGAAGGTCTAGAGTAAGGGTATCCAAAATGTCAAAATCACTGTCAAGTTTCAAAGAAACAATTCAAGTAAACACTCACCTTAACATTAAAAATTATGGTAAAGGTAGAGATTATAGTGGAGTTGTTTACTCTGTAAATAAGACTTACTTTACTGTAGCACGAGAAGTATCCAAAAAGTTCTATGACGAGTGGAGTCCTCAACTTAGAGCAGGTAGTTTTATAGTAATTGATGATAAACAACTGGTATCTTCTCATAAATATTTCGCTCTTTCTCGTATTTACTGGCAACCAGCTAGATATTCAAGGGTTTTAAGTAACGATATTATTGAGTTTCTTAGCTATTCAGAAAAGTTAAGTAGCGGTCAGGTAGTTGCAGCTCCTTTCACTAATATACCTATTGGTCAGTGTTGGTTATCTATTGTTAGATTAGATGGTAGGTGTTTAAGTACTTATTGGTAGGGAATTGGTTTAAGGAAGGAAATAAAAAAAAATGATTTCATGGAAAAGTAAGTTAAGGGTTCTCTACCCTATTCTAATTGTAGAGTTTCTTCTAGCAATCCTAGTAGGGTATCTATCTACATTGCAAGAGGTAGGATTTCTAAAGTCGGTCGAAGAAAACTTCGCTTTAGGTTTGTCCTTAGTAATGAGCTTTAAGTTGGCTATTATCTTCTTTTCTTTCAACTATAAAGAAAAGCAAGGTGTACTACAGCAAGCAACCTTTACTATGGAACAAGTCTTTCAAATAGTATTAACAGATTATTAT